AATTAAGGGTTGCCATAGTTGCCTATTGTAACCCTCAGGAGACTTTTCCCCCTACCCCTACTTTTTTGACGGGTAGGGGTACTACGCCTACCGCCGAGGGAATGCGGTCCTGCGCTGAATGTTGGCCTATGCGAAACATTGCCAACCGTTCAAGTCCTTCTTCCATATCTGACGAGTGGGTTGCAAAACCCAGACGGACTGCATATGGGAGCTTGTCACTATCCTGGTAACCAAAGATGTGCCTAGCAGCCTCAATAGGGACTGATGTAGGCACACCTTTTTTGAACTTGTAGTCAACACCGGCATGACGATCAGCCAAGTCGGTGTCACTACAGTTGGTTACATAAACTTCCATCAGAACGAAACCGTGTCACCGTAAACGCGAATGTCAACAATGCCAGCAGCGGCGTTAGAGACATTCAAGTACAGGGCAGAGGTGTTCGCTCCATTGACGGTAGTAGTCAATGCGTAGGGGCTAGCAACCGCTAGGTCTTGGAACTTGTTCACAGCAGTTAGGTTTGCCAACGAAACTACTGCAACAACCGCATTACTCGTGTTTCCGTCATTGCTAGTCGTGATACCCACGTTAGCTAACGAGACACTTGCGTTGGGGTTTTGAACCGTAACCCGACGAATGATCACCTGTCCTGATCCGGTGAGGTTACCGCTATTGGTAAGCCCACCTTTCAGGAAAGGAATAGCCACTACAGCATTGCCAGCCGTTGCCAAAGACGCTCCGGTAACTCCAGCAATAGCAAAGTTACCAAACGAGTCTGGTAGGTTTTGTCCGACTGCATCTGCATTAGCCATGTTTACTCCTTAGCTAGTAAACGTGGAGTTTGCAGTCAGACCACCGTTCACCGTCAAGAAGGTGATGGTGTTTGCAGTCGTAGTCGAGTTGGCAACCACGTTAACACCGTCACTGATCAGAACTCCACCAGTGTTTGCTGGGGTCAACAGGACCAACGCGGTTCCGTTGTTAGCGTAGATCTGGCTGTTCAGTGTTGGGAACATCAGATATACGCCAGCAGGAACTACGTTGCCAGCGACCGTCGCAGGGGCGATAAGAGTCTGAGTGGTGAAGTACGCACCAGCCGTGTTGCTATTAGCACCGGCAACCAGGATCTTGTTTAGGGCGAGAGCCATGTTTCTCTCCTTACAGGGTCAGCGAGTTGTAAGAACCCACCCGAGTCATAGACTTCGGTTTGGTACTAATCAACTCAGCAATCATCAGCACAGCGCCGACGTAACCAATCTGCCAGTTAGGCAGAGTGGACTCAAACCCAGTAAACACAAACGAACCCTGCTCGTGGATGTACAGGTTCAGGTAGTTCGTGTTAACGAAATAGACCAGACCTTCTGGGCAGTAAGGATCTGGATAGATTGGCACACCAGCAACCATCAGTGCGCGGAACGCAGCCTGTGGTCCGTTGTTGTCGCCATCAAACCCAGAGCCTGGGGTGATGACATACTGCTCTTGACCAACAAAGTCTTGAGCCAACAGGGTCCAAGTACCGAATCCGCAAACACCAAAGCTAGGCACTTCTGCACCGTTCTTCACGGTTCCAGAAATGTATTGCAGGATGTTCTGACGGGTTGGGTTGACGTTACCAGCGTTGTAGACCTTCGACTTCCACCATGTGTAGGTGCTACGGTTAATGTTGCCGTAGGTCTGGAGGTTCGTACCATCGTCAATCGCGCCTGGGAGGCCGATGAACTGCTGGGTATTCGTGTAGTTCTGGTACAGCGACGTTGCCATCGCGTCCATCATTACGTTGGTCGCATCGTTCATACGCGCTTCGATCAGCGGAATGATTGCTGCGTCCTGCTGAACCGCACCTTCCATCCCGAGGAACGGGACTGGTGTGATCATCAACTTGAGGTTGAACTCAGCGTTGTAAGCACCCTGCTGGACAGACGGTTGAGCGAACGAGCCGCTGTAGTCTGACCATTGTGCGTTTACAAACTGAGCGCCCTGAACAGGCACTGTTACGGATGACACACCGCCGCTGGCTTGCTGACTATTAGCAATCAGTGCTGCGAGAAGAGGGGTCGAGTTATAAAGCTGTACAACCAGCTTCGGGATGAATGCCCTACGAGTGACGTAAGTTAACTCAGTGTACTGAGTTGATCCCGTTGCCGGTAGAATTCCGCCACCAATGGCCATATCAATCTCCGGTGAGGTTTACAAACCAATAGGACGATTCGGTCGCCGCAAATCTTGCAATGCGCTGACCGCTTCGTTTCTTGCTGCGGTAATTGGGTTCTTCCAATACTTATTCAGATCAAATTTCTGAATAACTTGTGGATTGTACCCGGAAGGTGTGGGTGTCGCGGCTTGCTTCATCCACTCGTGATACTCAGCGGCGGTCTCGTGATTAGTGATACCGCGCTCAAGCATGATCTTTTCAATGCCCTTGATATCATCGTCAGAACTTGCCAAGCCCTTCTGCTTCAACGAATTACGGCGTTTTTGCAGTTCTTCCACGGCATCACGCTCTCGGAGTTTGTTCTCCAAAGATTGGACCCGTGCTTCTGCTGCTGCGACCGCAGTGTTGGTGTGATCTTCAATTTCCAATTCTGGAATCGGAAGATCAGGCTTAACCTTCTTGGTCATCCGCAAAAATTCTTTGCGGGTAGAAGGATTCTCAGCTAGTTGCTGGGCCAATGCCGCGAGTTCATCACGGGCATCGACTGATAGATTTTCAAGAGACATTGTTACCCTCGTTACAATGTGGTTTAGATAACTTTCTTGCCGTCAGCAGGCTTTTGAACAGCCATTCTGTTCTTAGAAAGATCAGATGGCTTGTCAAGACCGCCGAAACGCGAGAAGCGTGGCGTGTTTACGATCTGGCCGTTTTCCTGACGATCATCAGTTGGGCGGCGGGGAGCAGAAGCTCCGCGTGGCTTAAAGAGGTCCATTGCTTATCCTAGTCCAGGGGGTTTTGGCGCACCTGCGCCAGGGGGCGTCATTCCCGGAGGCGGGGCTGACTGAATTGCACGGGACTCAGGAGTCATGCCGCCTGCCTTTGGCAGTGTCTGCAACATTTGCAGAATCTCTGACTGCTGGAGTTCGCCGGTTTCATTTCGTTTGCCGCCCAGCAAACCACCGAGTTTGCGAGAGGCTTCCATAATTGCTTTGCCTTCATCCGACTCTGCACCGACTGCCGGGAGAGACTGGTCAAGAAGATCAAGAGCAATCGAGATGTTGATCATTGCTGCTTCACGAGTGCCCATCTGTTTTTCAGGTGTGGACATTGGAGAAGCCATTGGGGGCGCTTCAGGAGTTGATGTTCCTGGAGCCGCAGGAGTATCAGAAGGAGTGTCAGTCTTTTGACCCTTCTTCATCAAGTCCATCAATTTATCTGGTGGTACGCTCATGTGCGACCTTTTATACCTAATTACAAATCAAGTCAAGTGGGAGGCTCATCGCCCACCTCCCGCAGGCCGGTTCAGAAACCTGTTACGTTCGGATTACTTCCGACCTTTACGACCACGACGTGCCATGACGATCTCCTGGTTGCGGGGCCACTTGAGAAGGGCAAGCAGCCATACCCATCGAACTCTTAAAGCCGGGATTACCGACGGGTCTTACGACCGCGCTTCATTGTCTTGTACATTTCAATTACCTTCGTGTGTAGTCACGGGTCATGCGGGAGGAATTGCCCACACTGCCCATCCTATTCGTCTGTGTACGGTACGTCAAGGATGGAGTTGTCTGTCGTGAATCTAGACTTTTAGCAGTGACGCGGGGCTGATCCCCGGTCTTTGTATAGCCTTGCGTGACCATTACTTCTCCTTCGGAGGTTGCATAGCCGCTTGCTGGGCTTGTGCCGCTTCCATTTTCTTGAGACGGTCTTTCAATTGTTGTTTCATGGGTGGTTCAAGCAAGTCTAGCAAGGATTCCTTGTCAATGACTTGTGCTTTGAACAAGTTGAATGCCAATTGGCGCAAGTCTTCCATAAAGATGGGAGAATTGCTGTGTGCATCCACTTTTACAGCGTAATTCTTGGGCAATTGCTCGGCAATAAACCGATTGCCACGAGTATCCGTGTAATGCGTGTTTGGATACGCCTGCATGAGCTTGAGATACAGAGTCGCCATCTTTTCTAGCGAATCTTCAATGACAAGCGCCCGTTTTTTGGCACGAGATGACCCTAAACGGGCAAGTTGACTGGCATGACCGGACGATCTGACCCCAGACTCCCCCCGTCCTTGCAAGACAGAGACAATTCCAGAGGCTTCTTCGAACATTAGGTCAATTTCACCGATCTCACGGAAGAGATCTGGCGGCATTTGCGGAGATAGTTTCTCTACCTTGGCGCTCGGCATATCTGTTGCCAATATTCCGCCTGCGCGGTTGAGCGCAAAGTTCTTCTCATCCAAGATCCCAGTGAATCCGATGAGAGCCGTTGGTGGGCTGACTTGTTTGGACAGGATGTCCAGAATCTCCACCATGCGCTTATTACGCATTTGCTGGAGGTAGATCAGCCGAGAAACTTCTGACTGGCCCCAGTAGTAATCGTAGAGCGGCAGTGGGCAGATTTGGATGAATGGCAGCTCGCCTTTCAAAAAGACGGTAGCGCCAGGACGATCATAGATGATGACATCAGGATCTGCACGGGTGACCACTTGGTAGTCGCCAGTCTCATCGTTCCAGACCCAGAGTTCCGTCATTTCGACGGTTTCTTCCGCGACCTGGGCTTTGTAGCGGTTGCCGCCAGAAAGATCGAGGTTGACGTTCCCGTAGAGAGTGGGGTCCGTCTGGCTCATGATGATGCGCTGCACACCGTTAGCGACTTCGGTGCGCTCGTGCTGCATATACGACACGCGCTCTACAATCTTTTCCCGCTGAGGGTGGCTGTAAAGACGGTTGAAGAGTTCAGACTTCGTGATGTAGTAAGTCTGAATTATTGCTTCTTGTCTGTCGGTGTACGGGGTGTCTTCTCGCAGTACACCGATACTGGCCGGTTCCACGAGATACGGATGAATACCGTTTCGATAAACCAGTTTAATAAAGGTGCTGTTGTAGCAGAGAGACCATGAAACCGCTGTCGAGAATACTTGGTCAGCATTGCTGTTTAGCCATTCATCGTTGAGTGCGCGGGTCAGGACCGGAAGTTTGGCCTGCTCTTCATCTGGGACTGCCGCACCCAAGTCTATGGAGAATCGGGTGGTCTCGGCAGAGTAGAGGAAGGATGACAACTGATCTATGTGGGGGAAGATCTTGTTGTACATGGCCGGTGTTTCGTCCGGTCCATTCCCGAATAGATACCACGAGCGAAGACCTCCGTAATCGGTGCGGCGAGTAGGCATGGATACGCCGCACTTGTGGATGAGGTCTAGGTAGAAGAATTCTCGTTCTACCGGATCGCTCGGAATTCTCATGGTGTTAGTGCCAAGTTCTCATGGTCAGCAATGTAACTTGCGGCTTTAGGTCCCGTGAGGTTACCAGTATCTTTCGGGTTTACGCCAACAGATTCTCCACGAACCGACTGGGCGACTTTCCCGGCAAGTGCTGCCTGCATATTGATGTTCTGGAAGTTGCCACCCCAGATGGCCGCATCGCCTGGGCGAGCCTCTTTGACTTCTGGCTCTTCAGGAATCTGATGCTTGTGGTAACCGGATTGGTTATCACCAGAGCGGGTGGACTTGATATCTGACATCTGAAAGTCTTGGGCCAGACCTTTGAGTTGACGGTCAGCCTGTTTGGTTTTATCTGATTTGAGTGCAACTGGTTTTAGAAAAACCATGTTGAGTTCTGCTGTGCAGAATTTGATAGGGCATTCTGCCTCATAAGATTCGAAGAGGCCGTGAGACGCGCAAAGATAGTCGTGGAGTACGCTCATGATTCGTCCAAAGTAGGATAAGAGTAATCGTGACGATTACGGGGGCCGATAGATAGTTTGAATCCGTCAGGGGACTTGACGATCCCCATGTGCGAGAAGATAGCAGGTTCTGCAACCTTGCGGTAGTCAACGTATTGGGTCTGGTCTTTCCTCCGCATGACGCGCACCCGACCTTCCCGCCACGCTTGGTAGGCGGATGAGACCCGACGTTGGGTGGTCTCGCTCATGGGTGCGTTCTCGTAGATGAACACGTCAGCCAGGAATTCTCTGGAGATCCCGCAGAGGTCAGCAAACTTCTGAAGAGAAATACCGCGTTGCTTATCCTTGAGGAATCGTCCTACCAAGAGTTTAAGTTCTTCTTTAGGAATTACGGTATTCAAACTTGTAGCCCTTGTCTTGCAAGAACATCAGGAAGTCCAGTTCACCAAATACGTTATCACATTCTTCTACTGTGCTTCTGATCGCAATAGATTTGTGTCCGATTAATTTTCTACTGGGTGCGTGATGACCGACCAGCCGCTCCAGGTCAATGCCATCGTGCACACCTGGACCCATGTACTCAATCGAGAAGTGCATGGCAATTTTCAAAGGTGCAAACCGCACACCGACAGATTCCAGTTGAGGACGCAAGAGTCCTGAGAGTTGAACGTCTTCGTTGATGAACGGTTGCTGGTTGTACAACTTGTGAACGATGCCATGCTTAGACGGTGCTTCCAAGAACTTGCGACTACGCAAGGAGAACCCACCGTTCTGGACAACGATGGGGTCTTTCACATGAACCCACGAGAAGTGGAACATGGCTTGGTCGCCCAGGATGCCCATGTGAGTAGGTGCGCCCACATAGTCGTACTCGTAGTATTCACCCGTGAAGTTCTCACCGTTGATCACCCAGCCATCGTCTTGTACTACTAAGCAGTACTCAGTCTCGATGTAATGCTGGAGGCAGTACATACAAAACATCGAGTATTGAAAATAGTCCAGATGTGCTGTTTGTTTCCAAGCAATATGGTCTGGCAAGGTAGGAGGTCTTTCAACAGAGATCAGCAGACCCCGGCTTCCAGGCAACTGGGTGAGGCTCTCAACAAGACTAGGGATAGCGGCTGCACCGTCAGTGTGGCCGTGAATAGATACGATTGTGAGATCAGTGTGTAGAGCCACCGTACATCCCGATTTTCTTGAGGTAGTTGGATACGTTACGTCCAGCAGCGATCTGCTCTGGCGTTTGGTTCTCTTGGGCATGAGAGATTTCTTTCGTCAATCTCATGGCAATCAATCGGGGTTGAACCTGCTCGGCATATGCCACAGCAGCGAGTGCACTGGCAATGACTCTATCATCTTTGCCGCGCCCAGGCGCACCGATAAACCCGCCCTCACGGACAATGCCCTTCATCTCGTCTAGCAGGTCCATAGATTTGATGTCCATCAACCCACGTTCAAAATAATCCTTCATGTAGGTCAACATCCGCTCTTTGGTCTGACTCGTGGTCAGGAACCCAATAGAGTTGGATAACCCGGACATCGTATCGTTACGACGCCAGATGTAGTTCTGCATAGAACCCAGCACATCCATGATGCCGTGACCGGCAGTACCTTGCGCGGCAGCAAGACGTTTGAGGTTACGCATCTCGTTGATGACCGCCTGACCGGGACCGTTGACTTCCAAGTTCAGAGTTGAGTTCTTGTACGCACCGGCAAGGTGGGCAATAACCCACGCAAACTGGTAGGTGTTCATCTCACTGGTCGCAAACTCCGCAACCTGCTCCATGCCATTCGCATAAACCCGGAACACTTGGATAGAGAATCGGTCTGCCCAATCGGATGACCCATAAGCAGGGTCAGCACCAATGACGTAATAGGCCGTGTCTATAGGTTGTTCCCAGATCTTCAGAGTCCCCAGCTTCTCTGTTGACTTCAAGACATCTGTGTCTTGGAACATTGCTCCAAAAGCGTACCGGAAACATTCCGGGTGCAACTGCCGAGATTTCTTGGCAGCGTCAGTACACCGGGAGTTTGAGAAGAAGCTCGTACCAGTCATCACGAATGCGTAGTCTTCCGTAGGAGGAAACTCCTGGTACATCAGCGCATCGTCCTTGATCCCCTCGTGCAGCTTCCATCTCCACCACGCCATCTGCCTGCTGTTGATCTCCACCCCGTATAACTTCTTGATGTCCTTCACCCACTCTTTCTCTTCCCCAGTTAATTTACCGTCCCAATAAACCTTATAAACATCCGTCTCTGCTTCGACAGAATAAAGTTCATTTCTCCACCAACCACAGAATATAGCTCTCTGAGTTCTAGCCTTCTTCGCAGTCACATACATATCGTGGAACATATTAAACCCACGAGCAGTACTCTCAAATAAATACAATCGTTGAGGATTGGTCTCCGCAAGAGAAGCCAAGAGAGACGCTAGGCCCTCCTCATCTCCCCAACTGGATGTCTCAGTACCATGCAGGTACGTTATCGCCTTACCGCGCCCCAGAGACCCCTTAGAACGCAATCCAGCCACCTGATAAAACAACCGACTACGGTTCTTCAACGAGATGT